TTGAATTGTCGCGCCCGCCGCCGTTGGCTTTAGTTTATAAGAAGTAAACCCCGGCGCGGCTGTTTCTGTTTCGATCATATACGGGATATTATAAAGTTTTAAAGCGTCCTGAATAGTCATTCATTGTCACCCCCCTTCATATCTTTAATAATGAGGCTTTTAATATAGCCTTGTTTGTTTGGCTGCTTCTCTAAATGATCGATAATTTTTTTATCTGTATTATTATTTAGAGATATAGCAATCCTTGTTGTGTTTTTGGCATTGTAACGAATAGAAGCCGCTACTTGTGCCGCGCTTGTTTTTCCCATTAAATCACCTCTTTTCAATATGTATTTTTCAATGTTCAAATAATCCGGCGGTATGATCCGCCCGTCTTTACTATATCATAATATATATCAATGCACAATTATACAATTTGCATAAATACACATTTATATCATTGTGCAATACTCCGACTTGTATATAAATGCACATTGATATATAATGAGGTCAAGAAGCAAGGAAAACGGGATCAAAAGTCCTAAAAAACTACATCAAACGCGCCGCGCGCCGGGGGTTGTGGAATATAAGTTCCTATAACATAGCACAAAGGAAGGAAGGCAGACAATGACAGAACAACAGAAAAAAGCAAAGAAAGCAGCAACACAATATATGATAGACCGCGCAAGGTCTAAAAGGTCATGGACTTATAAAAGATAAGGAAGGGGGCGAGATTATGAGAGATAATATCAAAATACAGCAGTTAGCGGAACGGCTTTATAACTACGTTGACCCGTGGGAACGCGATTATAACACAGTCGATGATATAGCAAACGACATTAAAAACGATCCCGATGCAGTTATAAAATATTTGCTCGACTTACTTGAAAACGTTTAAAGAAAGGTTAAAAAGGTGAAAACATGAAAGCACATAACACAATACACGAAATCGAAGCTTTGACAATCGAAGACATGACAGGATTTGACAATCAGGTGTTAAAGATCAACGGTCATGATGTATATTTGGTAGACCTTGGCGGTTATTTTGGTTATTCGGCTCTAGTATTCCGTAACGATCATCATTTATATTATGCGAACGATTACGAACTACATCACAAGGGCAAAACACAAGAAGAGTTAAAAGCATGGTATGCGGACACGCTCAAATATAAATTATTCTCGGATGAGATGATCCCGGCGGCGGTTGCTGATTATCAGGAAGCAGAACGCAAAGAATATTATTTAAGGAATTACTACCCGCAAATGTGCGACGATAAAATATCAGCGTTTAGAATTTGCACAAATGAAGCAGAAAGCGCGGCATTTGATAAAGAAGTCGAAGGGATGATATATAACCCGATAGGATTCTTTTATACAAATGATAGGGCATTCTCTGATAGATTGATCGAGTTATACAAGATCGCCTTGAAGAGTAAAGAACCCTCAAAAGATAGTTATGATTACTGGTTCGATGCTTTCAAATATGAAATGTATAATCATGAATACGCTATCAACTGGGATGCAGATTGTGACACTTTGTCAGCTTTCGGGCTTCCTTATAAACCCGGCATTAGCAACTTATCACTTGAAAAGCTTTTTGACCTTGTGAAATTCTCCGACATACAGCGCAACGCATACCGGGCGGCGGCTTCTTATGTTATGGCAAATAGTGACTATTAAAAAAGGGGGCGATTATATGAAAATCACACTAGGAACGAAACCAAACACAAACGGAAATATTTATCAATGTATCATTGACACGGAAAAAAAGACATACGAAAAAGGCTATAACATCGGCTATACACAGTTTCACGCAACAAAAAAAGAGATAACGGATTTTATAACATACACTCTGGAATTAGACGGTTATAAAGGAATCAGCAAATAAAGAAAGGCGGGCATAATATGAAAAACTTTATTGAATTATTGAGAACACTTGAAGGACATACGGACAACGATACAATGATAGAAATAATCACAGGGATCAGACTTGACATCTTGGAGACAGCGCAAACAATCAAACATAATAACAGCACTAGAAAAGCCGCTTTGAGTTCTTATATAAAGAGCATCCCGGACATACTGCAAGAAAAACAAGATGCCGAAAATGGTATATATTTAGACGGGACAACCGCGGTATCAGTCAGGACATCCGGCGCAAAATATGACGAGAACAACGATATTGTTAAAATGTTTTTATCTATTCTTAAAGACAGAAAGCCCGCCGACATGAAAGACTCGCTTGATTATCCCATAGCAGAAGCAAAAACGAACGGTTGGAGACTCGGAGACACCGATCATTATATCACGGTAAACGGTGAAAATTATAATCTTTCTTTAGTGGCTCGCATATATAACATAATAGCCGACCCAAAAACAGAATATAACGGTGTCAGATGGGAGATTGAAACGGGGGGCGATAGAAAACATCACGCACTTATTTTGACATCAAAACACGGGATCGGGGTTGTTTTACCGTTTAATAGTTCAACAGCTAAAATGTATAACGTAACGCCGGGATCATCCGATCTTGACGAAATACAAAAAAGAATCACGGCGGCGGCATGGAATGAGGCAGAAAAGACAGCATAAAAAGGGGGTAAGACTACTCTAAAATATTTACGGACGCAATCAGGACATTAGCAAAAAAGCCGGAAAACATAGACAATCTAGAATTATATTTAAACTATCATTTTGATATATGGATGATAAAATTTGCAAATAATCCGGCGGGTATTTCAGAAGAGTTAGCGCACTTTGCAAAAATGGATATATAAAAAGGGGGTAAAAAAATGTTGGTAGCATATGCAGATATAAAAGATGGAACTCTCACAGTATATAAGGAATGTGATAATTACGATCAATATTGTGTTGTAAAAAATGAAATAACTATTGCTCGTGATATGACGTATGAGGCGGCAGCCCGGCTTTATAACTCATTTGTTCAGGAATCGGAAATAATACCGTTGTTTTGAAAAGGGGGATAGCATGAAAAAATACGATTATAGCATAAAACCATTATTCACAAACAATGATAGACGGCGCGCCGGGTTGCCTACTCGCAGAAAAGGAAAAGGAAAAAGGTATAAAACAAGATGCGAAGTTTGGGAGACTTTCTGCGCATGGTATGATTGGATCGATGCAAAATAATATATGATCTTTTCAGGGCGGGGCATAAAAAACCCCGTCTTTTTTTGTGGTTGCATTTTCGGCGGCTTTTTGGTATAGGACGCAAGAAGAAGGGCGGCGCAATATGGATAATAATACAGAAGTTGGGCAAAAAATCGAATATATCGACATAGACTATTATACACAACAAATCAATTTGATCATCCGGCAATGCTGTTTACAAATGGGCAATGATAAACCAGACACGAACGTGACAAACGGATTTTTAAGGGTTGCATATAATAACTTATTTAAGCCGGACACGGGCGGCGGTTGTAATGTCATGCTAAACCCTGAAAACGTATCCGCACTTATTGAGATATACAACCTCATTGTTGAAACTTGGAATATACTTCCATCCGTTTACGCGTTCGAACGGTTAACGGGACTTAAAATTGACAAGGCGGCACAGTATGTAACGGACGCGCGCGAATTCATCGGAAATATGCGTAAAGCATACATACAGAATAGGCTAAATAATACACCGATCGGCGTGTTGACATTAGCTAATAACGACATAGACACGGGATTGTTATACACCCGGCAAAACATTGTAGCACATGAGGCGGTTAAAAAAACACTTTCTTTTGATGACCTAAAACGCATAGCGCAAAACATAGAACCGCCACAAGATATAGTGTCAAGGGGTAAAAACTCTGATTGACGAATATAACCAAAAGTGCGAAAAACGTTGATTTTATGCGGTTTATGGCTATTGTTAAATATTTAACGCTATTCGCATAAGCCGTCTTTAGCGAATAGATTGTGAAACATTATCGTGAAACATTATATGCGATATATAACGGGGATCAAAAAAGACAATCCCCCCGGGGGGTCTATGAGATCGGGGCAGGGGGCGCCCGCTTACCCCCAAAAGTTTTTAAAAATAAAAAGGCATGGATAGAGAGCAAGAATACAAACGATTAAGAACAGAATGGTCAAGCGGTGGGATAGTCCGAACAATGGCAGAACGGGCTTTAGGAAACGTGTGCTATAACTGCGGATCAACGGAGTGTACGGAATTGCATCATGTAGTGCCGTTAAAGCTCGGTGGTACGAATAATATATCAAACATCGTGGTGCTATGTAACAGATGTCATAAGGCGGCTCACTACGGAAGGCATATAAGAGATTACCAAAATAAGAAAATTACGGGAAGACCGCATAAAACTAATGACAGTAGGTTAAGCAATGCTATTGAGAAATACATCCACGGTCAGATAGGTACAAGTGAATGTAAGGCAATGATGAATCTATCACCAAAATCTAAAATATCGGATATGTCTTACTATAAGCGATACCTGAAAGAGCATGGAATTAAGCACGTTAGGAACAATATAGATATCATCAGAAAAAAGCGTGGCTATGTAGAAAACGGGGATGTAGTCGGCTGTATCGAGTACGAAAATGGTGAGATAGAGGTTACAACATACTAAATAACAACAATTAGGAATAAAATCGGTATAACGCCGAGGGTTAATGACAAATTATTGCTATTTCGGGATAAAAAATCCCAAAAAATTTTTCGCTTACGCGAAGAGGAGAGAAGATGAAAGTAAGAATCTGCGGAGTACCACATGAGGTAATTGAGGTAAAGAATGAGTTTGACTCGGAGTGTCATTTTGGGATGATCGACTACCCGAAGTGTCTGATAAAGATAAACGGTGAGTTGCCGGATGAGATGAAGAGATCAACGATAGTGCATGAGATGATGCACGGGATATTGAACCATTTAGGGTATGAGGACTTGGCAAATGACGAGAAGTTTGTCCGGGTTTTAGGCAATGCGATATTTGAGAGTTTTGAGATATGCACAGAGTAGGATTTTTGATAATAGCAGAAGAGATGATGCGGCGGTCTGGCGCGAAGGGTATCGAGGTGCGGTTTTGGGATGATAAGCACCGTGAAACAAGGGTGAGGATTGAAAAGGATGACGGAGTGGATCAGAAACGGCGTGTGTAAAAGGGAGTGCTTTGCAAACAACGAAGGGTTATGCAGGGCATTGATTGAGATACCCGAAAAAGGGGAGTGTCCATTCAGGCGCACGGATATAACCATGCGGAAACAGAACTTGGATATGCAGTTATACAATTCAACGAAGAGTTTGAACAATGGCTGAATTAGACGATCTTAAAGGTTTGGTAACGCAACTTGATAAAGAGCCGATTTTGAGTGAGTCGGCACTTGAAGCGTATGTCAATTATGCGACATATGCCATTTTCACGTTGAAAGAATACCGATACGGTAGGGAATTGGCACTTCAAGCCGCGAAAAAGGTGACTAATACGGTCAAAATGGCGGGATTTGCTGATATTTGGGATATGGAACGCAAGACAAAGGAATACGGCGGCACATATCTGCTTGATGGGTTTTATAATCTTTGTCTGCTTCGGTCATTTTGGGATTTAGAAGCTTATATGTTCTTCATGGAGCAGGACAGACCGCAAGATAAGAGGTTTTATCTGCCAAGAATGAACCCATTATCCGTAGTGGCACATGACATTGAGGATTTAGTGAACAGACGTATCAAATTCTTGGGTGTATCGCTCCCTGCGAGGACGGGTAAGAGTACGATTGCCATTTTTGGCTTAACGTGGCTTGCTATGCGCCGCCCTAATAGTCATAGTGCTATGGGCGGTCATTCTGGCGTACTCACAAGGGGATTTTATAGGGAACTATTGAACCTCATAGACACATCAGAGTACAGATTTGCACAAATTTACAAATTTTGGCATGAAAATGCACGAAAAGTCATACGCGACAAGAGCGCAGAAGAATTAACCATTAACCTTGACAAGCCGGATAGGTTTTCTACACTTTCCTGCCGCTCGATAGATGCCACATGGACGGGTGCAATAGACGTTTCATGGGATGGGTGGCTTTATGTTGACGATTTGGTACGAGATCGCGAACATTCCTTGTCACCTACCCGTATGGAGAACACATATCAGGAATACCTTAACAAGATGGTTGACCGTAAATCGGGTTACGATCCCGAACCGAACGAGATAAATTTAGGATTTGACATTGACATTGAGTTTTTGTTCCCCGGTGCGTGTGAGTTGATGATAGGTACATTGTGGAACGTCTACGATCCGCTTTACCGTATGGAAACCATGTACGGTGATGATCCTTTGTATCGATTTAGAAAAATCCCTGCCTTAAACGAAAAGGACGAGTCCAACTTTGACTACCCTATCAACGGATTCACTACGGCTTACTACCGTGAGATGCGTGAGAGGTTAGATGAACCTGAATGGATGGCAAAATACCAACAAGCACCGTTCGTTAGGGAAGGTATCTTGATTAACAAAAATGAACTTAATTATTTCAATGGTGAGATACCCGGAGAGATCAACAAGATAATCGGTGTCCTTGATCCTGCGGTTGGTGGTGGAGATTACTTATCAATGACTATCATAGCCGAGGTAGCGGGAAGAAAAAAGAAACCCGTCATTGATTGGGTTTATTCCAAAGAAACAAAGGGTAAGACTATTCCTATGCTTGTGGCGAAGATAATGGCACATGGGATAAGCGAAGTTCACTACGAACGAAACGGCATAGGTCGAGTATTTGATGATGAACTAACCCAAGCCTTACATAACGCAGGATATTACCGATGCAAAATGACTTCTTTTACCGCGCCGGAAGGAATGAGCAAGGAAGAGAAGATAATCGGATATTCAGATTGGGTAAAGCAGAATCTTGAATTTATAGACGAAAGCGTGAAGAACGCGACCTATACCCGGTCGAATCAGTATCAATTAGCCTTAAATCACGTCTTTATCTGGACTACGGAAGGTAAGAACAAGACGGATGATGCGATTGATAACCTTGCGCAGACCGCTAGGGTGTACGAACGGCAAAGAAACGGCATAGTTGACGTAATAATGAATCCTTTTAGGTGAGGTGTGGTATGGCAAGTTTTATTATCCCTGCAATAGACGGGAAAGATATTTACCGAGTAGAAAGAATAGACTTTGACGGTGATTTCCTTTTGACGGTACATGAGGAAAAAGATTTACCTGATATAACAGCCGGAGAGCATATTTTCACCATAGATTTTGTTAGGCAAGACAAAACAGAACTTTTGCTCAAAACCCTGGTGAAAATGGTAAGCAAGGATGGTACTACTTTGAAATTACGAATGACAGATGAAGAAGCAAAGAAGGAAATACTAAAGAGGTTTCGTCATGAAATGTAGGAATTGCGGAGCAGAACTAAATAACGGCAGATGTGAGTATTGCGGGTCGGTTTTTCCTGAAGAAATGCGAATGTTTACGCTAAAAATTGACCCGGGGATTTTCAAGCAAGTTGATCCAGAGATTATCAAGCAAGCACTATGCGGAAGCCATGTGATTAAAGATAGTCGGATGAATAATGAGAGGATAGAAGTAACTTGTTTAGGCGATAGTGAGCCGCATTACATTGAAGGGGTGTGAGTATGAATGAATTTTTAAGATTTTTCGATGAAAAAGCAGAAGACTTCCCAATGCACTTGGATATCCACTATTCAAAGATCACGGATTGGGCGATTTACGTCTACAAAAAGGGATGCGCAACAGATTACCCCAATAGTCCTCATGTTGGGGAAGACGTAATCATTGTATCGGAGAATGATACCGATATGGAACTTGTGTTTGCGAAAGCCTATGTCGCATTGAAGGAGTGGCTTTCGGAGTACGAAGGGGGTTACTGATGTACGATGAATTGAAGGAACTTAACGAGATAATCAGACGTAAACAAGAGAGAGTGGACGAACTTCGGGCAGCGGCGGTGTCTTTAAGTGTACCGATGGATCAGCGTGTGCAAAATTCGGGTGAGGATAGACTTGCAAACCTCATCTGCAAGATAATTATTGCCGAAAATGAACTTGACGAACTGATAGATGATTTTGCTGATAAGAAACTGAAAGCAAAGCAGGAAATCTTTACATTACCCCGTGAGGATTGGCAGGACATAGTATATATGCACTATATCGAGTTTAAGTCAATGGATGAGATAGCGCAAATCCTATCAAAGAAGAAAAAACACCCCATATCAAAGGATGCAGTTTACATGAAAAATAATCGGGCATTGAAATGTTTGAGAAAAACAATAAGATCAGACAATCTCATGTGAAGTTTCAAAATGTGAAAGTTGTGCTTGACGTTAGTTGTGTTATTTGATATATAGTAAAATTGTAGAAGTGTCAAGGGCGGTTATTCCGTCCTTTTTTCATTGGAGAAAACATGAAAGACCTCATCAAGAACAGTTTGCCGTTCAATAAGGTATGTCACAATTCATTTGGGCGTAAAGTCTTATACACGAACGCATCAGAAATCACACGAGATAATGTCTGCAAGGAATTATCCAAAGTTCTAAAAGATTTCACCCAGAACGCCGAAGAAATTGACTACCTATACAATTATTATCTTGGCAATCAACCCGTTTTATACAGAGAAAAACAAGTTAGACCTGAAATCAACAATAAAGTCGTGAACAACACGGCTTATTTTATTGTCGAAACTAAAACGGCAGATATCGCAAGTGAACCCATACAGTATGTACTTCGCGGAACTGACGAAAACAAGTCAAAGGAAATTGCCGACCTTAACGCCATTATGGAGAACGAGGATAAGGCATATTCTGATATCTGCCTTGCACGTTGGCGCAGTATTTGCGGTACGTCATTTCGTCTTATTGCCAATGATGACGGAAGATCAAGCCTTTTAGACGAAACAAACTTTAGAATAGACTTTCTTGATCCCAGAACAACGGCGGTTGTTTACTACAACAATAATATTCCGGCTTTCTCGTTCCAGAAGATAAAGGACGAGAATAATAAGACACTTTATTTTGTTTATACAAAGAGTCAATGGTTCAAGATCATCAATAACAAGATTGCCCAAAGCGGTGAAAATGGTTTTACGGCAATCCCGGTTATTGAATATCCCAACAACGAAAACCGTATATCGGATGTAGAAATCACGATATCCTTATCAGATGCTATAAATGAAATGGCTTCTGATAGGCAGGATGGCATAGCACAGTTCGTACAATCCTTTATTAAGTTTGTAAACTGTGAAATGGATGGCAATAAGTTCAAGGAACTGCGGCAGATGGGTGCGTTTATCGTCAAATCCAACAATGGCGAAAACAAAGCTGATGTTGATATTATGAGTTCCGAACTTAACCAAAGTGAGAGTCAGGTCGCAAAAGACGATCTTTTCAATTCGATTTTGGTTATTCAGGGTATAGCAAACCGCGAAGGTAATACGGGTGGTGACACGCAGGGTGCGGTATCGCTTCGAAACGGTTATCTCGACAGCGAAAAAAGAGCGGAATTGTCCGAACCGTCATTCAAAAAGGCTGAAAAGCAGTTTTTGCGTATTCTGTTATACAAACTTTCGGTTGATAAGCAGACAAGCCTTAAAGTATCAGATATCGAAATCAAGATAAGCCGTTCCAAGATGGATAATATGCTGACAAAGGCAGAAACACTCAAGGTTCTGTTAGACAGCGGCGTGTATTTTGAAAGGGCACTGAAATCCGTAGGTTTCTTTGCTGACCCTGAACAAGTAGCTATTGAATCAGCACCGAGAATGAAGATTTTATATCCTACGGAAGTACCAAAAGAACAGCCGAACGAAGTAATTGAGGTCGAGGATGCCGAAATTTGACGAACTGAATCAGTTAAAGCGGTTCTTTGCGACAATGGAACTGTCCGAGGATGAGAAAAAGAAACGGTGTGATTTTGCATATTCACTTTACGAGGCGATTTATTATACATTTACCTTCCTTAAAGTTGAAAGTGAGGTTAAGGCGAAGAACATAACCAAGAATGAATTGGAAAACCGCCTTAAAGACGCTTATAGGCAGGAAAACATATCAAAATCGCTTGAATATGTCAAAAAGTTGACAGATAACATATTGAAACCGAACTTTGATTTAAGGAATATCACCGATAAGCGGGAGTCCGAGGTAGTAGATGAAGTGTTAAGGGAACTGAAAACAGAAACCTTTGATGCCGAAACAATCCGGGATTCACTCATAGATAGGTTGACATACGTTTTTGAGGATGTACCACATGAGCCGGACTACATACCGCGGTTGGTAGACGAAATCATTGATACCACAAACCGACACCCAAACGAAGATTACTACTTGTCAAAGGATAGAGCCTTGCTGATTGCCCAGAACGAAAGCAATTCGGCATATAACTACGTTGACTATGAAAACGCGGTCAATAGTGGCAAGGGATTTAAGACTTGGATTACAGAAAACGATGACAAAGTTAGGTACGATCACGCCGAGGTAGACGGTGTTGTAGTTCCTATCAATGAAATGTTCCGTGTAGGAAATGACGAAATGCGTTTCCCACATGATTTTCTTAACGGAAGTGCCGAGAATTTAATAAATTGTCGGTGCGTTTGTTTATACAACTAATGGTTTTCTTTTTTCATATAGTTACCTTCTATCAGGCGGTGCGTCTTGCCGGGCGTACCGTTAACAAAAATTAACGTCCTTCGGGGCGTTTTTTTAATACAAGCAACCATGCGTAAATGGCAAGCCAAGTAGAAGCAACCTACGTTAAAAAGCGGTGGCAGAAAGGGAAAGTAAAAATGACGAGAGCAGAAGCAAAAGAATTGATGAAGTCTTGGGGTATCGAAGAACCCACAGACGAGCAGATCACAGATTACCTCAATCATATGCAGAAAGAGGTTAAGAAAGCCGAGGATAAGGCAAATATGTATAAAGCCGATGCCGACAAGGTAAAAGACCTTCAAAAGCAGATTGAGGAACTTAACAACTCAAACTTGACCGACATCGAGAGAGCTAATAAAGCAACCGAAGACGCAATGAATAAAGTTGCCGATCTTGAAAAAACCGTCAAAAAGATGGAGCAACTTAAAGCATTAGCAGATATCGGCATAGTAGGCGAAGATGCAGACGGTCTTGTTGGTGAGGACGGAGTTCTTAACACGGAGAAGTTAGGTCAGATTATCGGGGCAAAGGAAAAAGCAGCGGTGGATGTTTATAAGAAACAAGCACTCGACAGCACACCTGCGCCGGATGATAAGAAGACTAATCCCGAAGATGAAGAGGAAAAGTCACTCACAAAAGATATGGTTGATCGCGTTGCCGCTTCAAAGAAAGCAGAAACCGAAGCGGTCAACATTATTGATTCATACAAATAAGAAAGAGAGGACGAAGATATGAAGGTTAATGACGTATCTATTGCGGCTACCCCGGAAGTTCTCAAAAGGAAACTTGGGGCAGAATATTTCAAAGAAATTGAGATACACTCATCCGCATTTACCAACGGCAAACTTGCCGCAGGATCGGCTATCACAAAAGCCGGTAAGAAGTCAACGGGTGACGGATCAGACGTTTACGGTATCACTCTTAACGATTGTTACGATGATAACCCGAACACATCCGTTATCGTTGCATTTGCAGTTATCAACGGTTCAAACACCACAGCAACAAGTTCAGACAGGGCGGCACTTACCAATCTGTATTTTGAGTAAGAAAGGGGGTTCATATTATGGGTAAATTTACAGACGTTTTCGGATCATCCGTAATTGCGGCAATCTATAACGAAGCCGCTTCAAACAGAATCCCTTATCTTGGTGAGGGATTTTTCCCTGCAAAGCAGAAGAGCGGTCTTAACCTCAAATGGATTAAGACTTCGAAGGGTCTTCCCGTTTCACTTGCACCTTCTGCATTTGACGTAGTAGCACCTATCAGATCGCGTGAAGGTCTGGAAGTCATTGATACAGAGATGGCTTACTTCAAAGAGGCTATGCTTGTCAAAGAGCAGGATATTCAGGATTACGAAACAGCAATAGAGGGATCACCTCTTGCTAAAGAAATCCTTGATCGTATTTACGATGACGCTACAACGCTTGTTGACAGCGCAAGGGTAGTTCCTGAAAGAATGAGGATGTCACTTCTTGCAAACGCAAACGGTCATCCGTCAATCACAATCGCAGTTTCAGGCGGTGCAAACTACACCTACAACTACGATCCTAATGAAACTTATAGCGCAAATAACTTTACCGAACTTCAGGGAACATCCTTATGGACAGACCTTGATGACTCTGATCCTCTTCAGGACGTTTCAGATGCGCAGGATAAGATCGAGGCTTCAAAGGGTGAAAGACCTTCTATCCTTCTTATGAGCAAGGCTACAATGAACCTTCTCAAGAAGAACGATAACATTAAGAGCGCAATTCTGGCACAGAACGTAACGGCAAACATCTTCATGACGGATGCAAGGGTTAAGGAACTGTTCGCGAATGAACTTGGTATCTCTATCATCGTTTACACGAAGATGTATAAGGACGAGGCAGGAAATGCCAAGAAGTTCTATCCTGATGGAATGGTTACACTTCTTCCCGAGGGCGCGCTTGGTAACACTTGGTTTGGTGTAACACCTGAAGAGCATAGAGCAGATCAGCTCGATGTTTCAATCGTTGATACGGGTATTGCAGTATCGGTTGACACGAAGTTTGACCCGGTACAGACAACCACAAAGGCATCAGAGATCGTGCTTCCTTCATTTGAGAGAATGGATGAAACGTACATGATTAAGGTTGCCGGAAGCGTAACGTACTAAAAAAGGGGGTAGAGCCATGAAGTTTGCACACCTTGTAAAACATAATGGTATCTATTATCCCGCAGGAACGGAAGTTCCGATAGAAACAAGCGGTGGGGGCGAAAATGCCCCTGCCGTTGAAGTTTCGGGGAAAGTAGAAGAGCCAAAAGCGGATATCCCGGTAGAAAAGCCGAGGAAGTATTCAGAAGAAGATTTGAATATGCCTTACATGAAACTGAAAAGCCTTGCAACAAAGGAAGGTTTCAAGATTGAGAAATCAGCAAAGGCAGATGACATAAAAGAAATGTTGAGGTCATTATGACACTACTTGAACTTAAAACCACAATACAAACAAAGGCACTTGCTTATATGACGGACACGGGAGAGTCTTTAACGACATTTCCGGGTTCTATCGTAGATATGGTGCTTGACTATGCCATAGGTGAATGTCATTTCCCGCCATATTTTGACGAAGACAAGGTAGCAACCCGACTTAATCAATGTTCGGGTGCGTTGGCAATGGCTTGTATCGAGGTTTATTCAAGAGTAGGTGCAGAAGGTGAGAAAGC